CTTGGCAAATAGTTGATTAAACTATTTACGGGTGCTCGAATCATGCACCTCAAGCATCAGCTGGAGAGATCTGAATTTTATATTCATTCTTTTCTATTTTAAGAAGGTCATCAACTTTATAAGAAGATTGAACCATCTTAAGTAAATCATTACTCATAGTATAAGATGATTCTGCTCATGCAGAACCATATCATATCTCATCAGTAAGATTTAACTTAGACAAACCTTTGTTTAGAATACGACCAATAGATAATAAAGAAGAGATTTTGCTCTTTTCTTTACTAAATATTGAATCTATATCTAATTGACAAAGATTTTGTGAGGCCTCACTGAGACCAATAGTTCCAGAAGTAAAACCTTCTGAAACTTTTCACATATGTCTAATATAGTTAAGAATAGATTGGAATATTGGATAAAATCTAGTATCATTCAAATCTTCAAGGTCAAATTTACCAAGAAGTTCTTTTTGAATGGCTAGAGTTTTAGCAATATTGTTACCAATAAGTGTACCAAGGCCATCACCAACAATCCTAGAATATTCTTCTAGAACTACTGTAGGTGTAGGCAATTGATATAAATCATTTGAAATTCTATATGCTAGTAGCTTACGCAAACTATCATATGTAGAATAACCAAATGTTATATCCAAGGCGCACATAAATCCCTCAAGTTTTCTATATGTAGAGAAATTAATATTAAGAATTCTAGTAAACTTTTTACGTTTACGGAAATCTTCATATATAAATCCTTTATATAGAATTCTAACAGCTGAAATTATTGATTTATTACATAAATACAAGTTACCTTTAACTTTGAAAAAGTCATAGAGAACTGTAAATACAACAAAAGGGTTTGTGAAATTTTCACAAATACCTCTAGTTGGTAAACCAGTAATTTCAATACCGCACTGCATTCATCTTTTAGCAAATTCATAAGAGTGTAAACTTTTATGAGTTTTTGCCAAAGAGATTTCAACACCAAGCTTTCCAATAACACGTATATATTCACGTGCGACATCGTCATTTTTAATAACAATGTCATCACCAAGAATAATATACTGGTTAAAATTGGAAATACCACAAAGATGTGCACAATAGTGTACAACCAAGTGGTGTGTTAAAGTAAACGCAGCTCAAGAAGAGTAAGATCCCATTGGTTGACCTGCTCCATATGTAACATATGAAGGAGTTTGACCAATTTCTGAAGATAGTTTTTCAACAGGTGAAAATGATGACAACGTAGTTGTTAACATATTCACGAATGAATAACTATCTGGGATATTAAATCTTCTCTGAGACAATAGATAACCTCAAGAGTAAGCTAAATCACTAGATTGAAAAATTCTTTCTAGTAATCTAACTTGCAACTTAAGAGGAAATCTATCTGTTGCACTTGAAAGATCTAAAGATCAGTAACTATGGTTGTTATCATCTCACTTATGCAAAGGATTTTGAGTAAAAGTCCTATCACATGGTAATCTTTTTAACAAAGAAAAGATTGATTCATGGATAGGTTTTAGAAATAATTGACTATAGTAATCAACTATAGCAATTATTCTAAGCTTTGCCTCGGGATCCTTAATAAAAGATAATTTACCAAGAGCCTTTGGTTCAAAAGTAAATTTATCTAAATTATTAAAAGCATAAGTGTAAGATGAACAGAAATAATCACCACCTTCCTTATCCGTTAAATTCAATATTGCTTGCATAGTTGGATAGTCATACAAAAGTAGACTTTCCATAGCAGACAATGTGGCCTTTCCGTTAGGACCGGCCTTTGAACTAAGGTATATGTCTTTTTCCTTGGAAAAAGATGGTTTGTTCACAAGCAACTCATTATTTCTAATGAACTTGTTAATAAAACCGGAAGGTATTGTATAATTACAAGATGATTTTTCTGTGATAGATTTAAAATTGGGCTCTACCTTTTCTCAATCTTTCTTAGAAAGTTGAAGAGAACGGGTAAAGAGAAGAAGTGTCATAAGAAACTTCTTTGACTCAATATTTGAATCTACCAAAGGTTTAAGGAAACTTAAACGCTTTGGTCAACCATACTTATCTACTCCTATATTTAATTTATTATGAAGTAGAGGTTCACCGCACAAGAATCTTGTACAGTGAAGTCTCATACCTTTAAAGACTTTGATACTATGGACAAGTCCATTAGTATTAATCATCTTTGATAATAATTTAAAATAAGGAATGATATATAAATCAACAGAAATTCCAGGAAAGAAGAGTGTGCATAATCGTTTTACGATTTTGTACATATATTTTTTCATAGAATTGAATTTGATTTAAAGTCAAACCAGACAAGGATGAACCCCTGTCTTAGTTTCTCTCGACTTCACTGACCGTGAAGGAAAGTCTAAACTAATGACCATGGTAACCCTATGTAGTGGTATTGTACTATATCTTTATAAACATTAACAAATGTTTATAAGTAGAGCTGATCCTATGACCAGAGTGAGCAAACCACAAAGTGGACTCACTTAAACCAAAGAAAAGGAATTTAACCTTTATTTATTAGGTATAATGAGACAAAACTCATTATAAGGTCTTTGGACCTCTAGAACCGCTGTTAGGCGGT